AAGACATGGGCAACAACGCCCGCGCAATCCAAAGCAATGCCAGCCGTTCGACCTTGATGCTTAAAAGGGGTTCCGAGACATTCACGGGCCAGTTCAATAATGCGATCAACCATTACCACCGAACTCCTTATAGGATTCAGGCGGGGCCATATCTTCAAAGCCGCCGTTATTTATTCCATTGGAGAACTTGGTCACACAATCGCCAGACTTCTTTTTATTGCAGCCGGGAATCATCTCGTAGGCATCGCCAATCTGAATCGGATAATGGGCAGAATGATATTGCGTAATCACTCCACCCGCTGCGTGAGCCTTGATCGGCTGAGATGGCAGACCGGTATTGTCACCGCTCGTCCACTTAACAAAGCCATAATCAAAATAGACCGCCGCTTCTGCTCTGGTGCTATCCGTCCAAATCTTTTGTGAGGTGACACTGGTCACAGTTCCGGTGACTTTATAGGTCGCGATCAGCGGCCCGTCTTGTGCGGCCCTCGGCCCAGTGCATCGTGATCGTTCATAAGGGATAACATCGCCATCTAAGGTTTCATCAAATAGTGTCCAATCACACAATGGGCCAAAGGTGCGACCCACCGATTGGTTCATGGTGTCAATAAGCCCCATGACCTCGATGGTGTAGCGACCATCCCGAATAGATGCCTTACCCATAATGCCTTTGGTTGCAGGTTCTTCATCTTCTATGGGAACCGCCCATGATGTGGCAAATAGATACACGCGAGCATTATCCATCAACCCTGACTTCAGTTGATCTCGATCAATTCCGGCAATCTCAAAGAAGCCTTCCAAATCCCACAATGACCCTGTTGTATTGGTTTCAATTACTAGGTCAGTTGGTTCATAACCTAAATCAGTTTTATAGATAGCTCCATTGCTCATTATTAAATCGTGAGCATAAGAAACAAATCGAAAGATAGTACCGTTGACTGTAACGATACGAACGCAATAAACGAGTGCTTCTGGATTGGCTAAAACTGATTTCATATGGTCAACAGCTCCACTATCTCAACATTCGTCCCCAGAAGTTCAAAGTTTGAAAAGGTCACGCCATTCAAGTCAGACTCAAAGCGACATGGAATATCAAACTCACAGCCAGCAACAGGGGTTTCATTAACCTGTGGAGCAGTGTTGACCAGAGCTAAATTAGGCGATACTAGGGCGAACGCAGTGAATCCCGTAGTGCTTATATCAACCGTGATCGTAGTGGCCCCTATTGCCGTTATAGTGCCTCTCAAGCCATTGATCTCAATCATCCCCGCAACACCGGAGAAGTGAACAGATTCATCAACAACATATCCGTGGGAGCTGCCTACTGTAACAACTGCCGAAGCTGCTGCTGTAATATCAGTCACAGCCGTTTGATTATTAGCATCAAAGGTAATCTGCCCCGTTGTGTCTAGCGTCCAAGTTGTCGCGTCACTCGCTACCGGATTATTGAAATCGTCACGAATGCCGACCAGCACAGTAGCAATGACCGGCTTCAGTAATCGGCGGCGGGTTGATGTTGCTACAGTGGGGTCGCCATACCATCTGACAAGTTGATAGGTTAAGCCCGATATGAGGCTCATGGGTTGGTCATTAAATGTGTGGGCATCTTTCCAGTTGTTGGTGGTGTAATCGGTTAGATGCTTTACCCTGAAACCGCCGAATGTGCCGCCTGATCTATGAAATATATCCAGCAGGTTTTGGATAATCCAATCCTCCGGCCTTACAGTGAAAGAGATGTCATACCTTAGTTGAGGATATGGGTGTCTCATGCTGCGGTAGGTTGCCCCACCATAAGTTTCGGTGACATCTACAGCATACTTTTCGCCAAAGCTGGATTCATAGTCAAGCAGGACGGACAATCTTTCTTCTATAAAGGCCATTAACTATATCTCCGGGCGCTATCAATGCCGCGACTTGCAGCACGAGCAATCTCACCGCGTGACCTGCGAGCTTCCTCTGCTGTGGTGATGTTGGGCAAGCTAAAGTTCTGAACGATGGTCTGACCACCCCCACCTGACATGGGTGAAACATTACCCTTGTTTCCGGGTATCAAGAATGAACGGCCTCCTTGGGTTAATAGTTCAGGCTGGTTAAACTCACCAACCTCGTTAAACCTGCCAGAGAATACATTGCCGCCGCTTGCCCTACCTGTCCCAGCAAGAATACCTTTGACAGCATTACCAGCACCACTACTCGCCAATGTTGCCGCAGCCCCAGCTAATGCCGTAGCCGCAGCCGTCAAAGAAGCCGCCGCCGTTGTTAGGGCTGTTGCAGCCGTGACAAGAGGAGGAATTGCCGTGGTAGTTAGTGCTGTGGCCGCAGTGGTTGCCGAGGTTGTTAAAGCTGTCGCACTCGTTGTTAGGGCTGTTGCAGAAGCAGTGCCTGACGCGGTTAAGGCTGTGGCCGCACCTGTTAAGGCAGCAGCGCCGGTAGCAATAGTCCCTGTCTCAGCCGCTCCACTCACCGCATCAGCAGTGATGGTTCCGGCTTTTTCTGCGGCAGTGGAACCAAATCCGCTCTGCAATATGCCTTCAATATTTAAACCGCCGGGGCCGAGAATCTTTGACGCTAAATCTTCTGCCACCATTCTTTGAATCGTTTTAAGGAAGCCGTCAAGCATTCCTTCCAGCCCATCAGCGAAGGGGTCAAACAAGAAGTCAGCAAAAGCGTCTTGAATGTTCTCAGCCGCTCTTTCGGCCAACTTGCTCATCGGGTCAATGGCAGCTAATTCTTCAGCTAATTTAGCCTCGGCTTTCAGAATAAGATCAGAGCGTTTTTTGCTGCCTTTCTCTGTGCCGCTGATAATCATTTGAATGCGGCGTTCTTGTGAAGCAATCAATGCTTCTTCTTCAGTGCGAAGTTCTTCCTCTAATGTTTCGAGAGCCTCTTTTCCTTTTGCGACATCGACTTGTTTGGCCAGTTCTAGGTTGATGGCCTGAGTACCTTTCAAGGCCTCTTTCTGCGCGTCTGTTAATCCTTTTAGACTGACTTGAGCATTATCATAAGCAATGGTGGCAGCAATCCCTGTTACCCCATACAAATCAACCTGACGTTGTAGGCTGCTCGTCAATTCTACGGATTCACTAAGAATATCCTCAATGGCACTCTTGGCATCTTCAGCAGCTTTTTCTCGCTCTGAGGCTAAATCCTTTTCTATCTCAACCAATGCCTCTTTCGCATCTAGTTCTTTGTTGAGAGATATTAAATGTTTGGCTTCTGCTGGCAATAACTCCCCCTTCATTACAGCGATGGCTGAGTCGTATAGAGCCTTTGATGCTGACCCTGTCTTGCCCACTAAGAATAATTGTCTCTCTAAAATGGCAAGCTGCTTGGTGTATTCGGCTGAAACTTTGGCTACTTCTTCAGGTTCGACGGCTGACTTCAGGCCTGACAACTTTTTTCTAACTTCTAGTAGGGTGTTTTCCGCTTTGGCAAGATCGGCCTCAGCATCCTCTAACGCCGCAACTTTCCTGATAGCTTCGTCATCGGCAATCGGAACACGGAACTCAGGGATAAAGCCGCCGTTCTTCCCAAACTTGCGACCAACATCAACCAGTTCTTTGAGTTCATCTCTAGCCGCTTTTAATGTTGTTACATTACCCTCTAGAGTCTGAATGTTCAGTTTCAACTTGGCTTCAGATAGACCTTTCAGGCTATCCTTGAGATCGTCAGCGGATAGGGCAAGCAGCTTGCTAGATTCTTCCGCATCATCCGCAGAAAAGGCATAGTAGGCCAGAGCAGAAGCCGCTAAGATAGCAACCCCGGCGGGGCCACCAAGAAACGCCATAGCAGCGTTAAGCCCCGCCACCGACACTGCCGCTGTTCTAGCAAGAACAGTTGTCCTCACAAGAGCAGGGCCAACAAAATTTAACCCTGCCGCAACCCTAATTGATGCTAAAGCCAATGCAATCTGATTACGAGTTGCCAAAACAAGTGCGCCTCCCAATCTGCCAATCAAAATGGCGGCAACTATTTTAGCAGCGACCCCAACAGCATCAAGGGCATCTTCTATTTCTTCTGCACTGAAGTTTTCAATGGCGGCGGCAAACTCAACAATCGTTAGTGCTAGTGAGCCAGAAATCCCTTTAACGCTATCAGCCGTCCCAATTAACCGGCCCAGTGAGTTATCCAGCACTGTGACGGCTTGGCCTACAGTCAGAGCTACCCCACCAAAAGCCTCATCAGTGCTGTTTGCAACTTCCAGCAGAGCCTTCAACAGCAAGTCAGCAGACAGAATGCCATCCGCAGCTAGATCACGAATATTCTCACGAGTAACATCAAAGTCTATCTGGCCTTTTTCTCGTAATCTCCGGAAGCCTTCAAGCAAGCCACCAGAAACACCCAAAAGGTTTTCCATTACAGACCGCAGTTCGTCACCCTGCAACCGGTTAGCTGCCAAGCCCTGTGATAACTGAATCAGGCCAGCCGAGGCTTCAGCCGCATTAGAGCCACCGAGCAAGATTTGTTGGTTCAATGTTTTGGTGACTTTCAGCATATCTTCTTGAGAGATGCCGAGATTCTTGGTTGCCAAAGACATCCGAGAAAAGAGAATAGCATTAGATTCAAAGCTGGAGCGCGTTTCTTGCGATACGTCAAACAGCTTTTGCTGAACATCTACCAATTCTTCCGAACTGCTAGTAACCAACCTCAATCGAGTGCCAATCTCTGTCCATGTGTCTGCGTATTTAACGAGCTGACGAACACCCATAACAGCGACAAGCCCGCCCATCGCCCCAGCCAATAATCCAACTCGGCTGCGGAGCTTAACCAGAGAGCCGGATGTTTTGTTACCGCTTTTTTCCAGTTTGTTGAGACTGCGGTCTAGCTTCCCTGCTTCTGCTCTGGCCCCACGGCCATCAATTTTCACTGATAATCTAGTTTCCATTTCTAGCCTTGTTCCTTCGATTTATGGTTGACCACGCTATCCATGACACGGATATAACGCAGAAGCTCGCTAGTGTCACAAACATTGAAATGATTATTGTAGGCAATCGTTTCAGATGCCGGTATTGTGCCATTCGCATTGCGAGAACTGGACAAGTCTAAGTAGGCTTGCCACACGCGGTAGAGGTCTTGGTAAAGTTCTGTCTCGGCCTCAAGCATTGGCACACTTCGCCCCTGCTTGACCATTGTCTGCAAGAAGGCGAGCTTCTTCCCACCGGGGTCGTCGCCCACCTTCTCTGACAGATCAACCTGCCACTTTACCCAGTCGGTTAGTTTTTTTCTCCACTCTCAACCACCTCCGCTCTGAAGTTTTCCAGATCGCCAGCAGCATCGAGAACAATTTCACGCAACTCAGAAAAGGATGAGTCACAAAGGAATCGTTTGGCATTATCGACTGAGAATTTTAATGTCTTGCCTTCTTCCTCAAAGCCTTCCCAGCCTACAATCAAACCTTCAGCCACCGCTTCCCATAAGATACGGGTTGCGGTTTCATCATCCAGTTGCTTCTTGCGGATTTGAATGGCGTAGGGCTTCTGTAGACGTTCATAGGCTTTTTGGAATGAGTCACAGCCTTTACGCCGCACCTGAATCCATACGCCATCACTCAAAGGAACTTTAATACCTTCCTCGGCTTTGCTGGGGTCGGTTTTTAAGCTGTTAATATCCATCTATATTAGACCTTCGTTACAGTTAGGGTTGATAATTCCGTCCCATCATACAACGCAGTGAAGTCCATGTTTAGGAAAACGTCGGTATCTTTACCAGTTACATCAGGCGAACCAGATGCAAACTTAATTTTAGGAAGAAAGAAGGTGTAAGTTGTCACGCCATCCGATACATCCCATGATAAGGAAATGTCAGTATTATTGATGAGGTTATTGTAGAAAGTAATGTCATCAAAATAGACGTTCACTGAACCAGTAATAGAGCAAGAGCCATATTCCTGACCTGTAGCAGAAACTGTCCCGATGCACTCTTTCGCTCTGAGGTTGTTGTTCAAGCTAAGGTTAATGCTCTGGAAACAGATAGTGGTTCCAACCGCGTCAATCTTCATGTTGGAGACATCAGAGGTCGCATTCATCACATCGGTGACAGTTGCCGCAGTAGTTGAACCAACACCAACCAATGAGGTCGCGCTGTCTCCTGCAAAGTTACCAGCGAAGCCGAAGGAGCCTGTCACCGGCTGCCCAAACTCAAAGGCCATATCCCAAGACCCAACGCGCATCCCTTTAAATTGCAGAAAGTGCGGGGGGCTGAAATCTTCATAGCCAACTTCCATCGAGAATGAATCACGATTGGTTCCGACCTTATAAACACCACCAGCAACAGTCCCAGCCATAGCTGATTCCATTAACTCATCATAGGTGTTTGCCGACCATTCAAAATCAAGACTGCCTTCAACATCCTGACCAACGATAAACAAATCAGATACTTGTCGGTTGGAGTTGATTTCATTTGATTCTTGCGTTCTTGGTTTTCCTGACAGATTTTCAGACGTAAAGCGAAGCGCCTGCCAGACTGATGCAGTGGCTACAGGAGTTGTCCCATATGCCGTTTCTGCGATTGATTTTACACTGACGCGATTAGCTTCAGACATTGCGATCTCTCCGGTAAGGTATAGTGATATTGGTTTGATGCCAGCCGTCATTCACTCCAACAGGAGTCTTTATGGCCGAATAAGTTTTAATGTCGCGCCCACCGCTTAAATCTGGAATGCGCTTGTGTTCAAATAAAGCAGTGAAGGTATCAACCAGTGTTCTAGCTGATGCCGTCCCGTTGTTTTCTGGGGTAAAGATTTGCAGCGATACCAATCCAGCGTCACGAACACAAACCAATGTGCCGTCACCCCCTATGGTTTCCCCTGCGCCCTCAATAATGGTAAACCTAACCCATTCAGTCGAGGGATGGTTAAATGGCGCGTTTTCATAAGCAACGCTAGTTGCCGACCATCCGCCAGACATTCTAGTTTCTAGCGTTTTTCGTAAGGCTTCAGAGGACACTATTCACCTCGGCTATGGCAGATTCAAAGAAAAGGGCGGGGGCTTGTTTCGACCACCCGTTATTCAATGCCCCGATATAGGCCACATTGTTGGTGATATACAAAACAGGGAATTCAGGGGCTGCACTAAATGTAGCAACCGCTTTCCCTATCGTGGCCGCACCAGACTTATCCTGAACGTCGATAGGGGTCGTCATAGGTGAGCCGATAGATGGCAACCAGTTTGCCCTTGCAGTGCCTCCGGTGTACCCTTTGGGCGGGCTGCTTGCCCACTTGGACGGATCGCCCACGGGGGTCTTAGCTACCAGACGTTTATCCAAATCAATAGCAGTTTTGATTGCCATTACTCTATGGTCAGCATTGACTTCTTTGCTGAAATCTGTGGGCCTTTTACTCCACATAGCCTGACCTCATATCCAAAAACGTTTCAACCAAATCGACTTTAAGTGCTTCGATCTCACCCACAATAGACATATCAGTGGTGGTGATTCCTGCCCAGCCATTAGAAGTGCAGTTTTTTTGATACATGGCGACAAACACCATCGAAATTAAATGCCCTTCTTTGGCATGAGCCAATAAGCCTTCCAGCAGATTGACAACCTCATCATTGTTGGGTGGTGGTCTAATATTGACTATATCGCTCATCTGCGCACCTGTATGTTCCACAGGATGCCATCAGTGCCACCGTCATCAGCACTAACCACATTCCATATGTCGGAATCTTGAGTGAATTTATCAGTCGCCTTTGGGGTAAAAGTAAGATTCTTGGCCAGTGCTAGTTTGTCGTTTAACTGAATCACTGTGCCGTCAATTTGTTCAACTCGATAAGATGTGAATACCACATCAATGCTGGTTGCTGCGGCATAACTGCCAGATGAACCAGTGGTGGGGTTATATGTGCCTTCCGTGAATTGCTGGTAGCTGACAGATTTCACAAAGTCGGCAAAGATAACAAACATCTTGTCGGCTGTTGCTTGAAACGTTGTCTTGATACCCATTATGCTCTCAATAATTGGTTGGCTTTGGTGTCGAGATAGAAAGAGATAATTGTTCTAACATCGGATTGAATAGTGGCTTTATCAGCAACATCAGGCACAGCCCATTCTGCCTCTAAAGCCCCTAGTTTTGCTTTTTTCAATAACGCCATAGACTGTGAATCGGTTTTGCTTGCATCTGCCTCCAGCAGGTCAAGCGCCAACTCAGCCGTAGCTTGTTCTAAAAATAATGGAATCGTTGAGAAGTCTAAGGCATATCCCTCTTTATCGGTAACATCAGACCTCGGCCATCTCAACGAATTATCATTGTCTACTTTGAATCCAACCCAATCCATAGCGTCTAGCATCCGTGTGGCGGTTTTTAAAGCCCGCTCGCGGGTGTAGATGTCAGCATCTTCCCAGAGTGAGGAATACATCCGACCAAGAAAGTAATCATCAGCCGTGGCAATGCTCACAAAGGAATCCGCTGAAGCGCCGGGAGTTGCGTTAATAGACATAGAAGCTCCAAATAAAAAGGGGCCGAAGCCCCAGTTAATTAACCAATAAGAATAGCCATATGCTCTGGCTTAACGGCTTTTACGCCCCAAGCTAGTGCTATCTCATATTGCACTTGACGATATTGCTCATAGATTGACACTTCAAAGCTCAAGCCAGAACGCGGGTCAGTGATGATCTGACGATCAACAGCAGAGTCACCTTCGGCTGGAAGCGCAGGAGCGCGAGTAGCCAAAGCAATAGCGGAACGGTTGAATGCTAGGTTGCGAGGAGCAGCAGCAATAACAGTAATCGCCTGAGTGGATGCGGGCATAACTTCTCGCAAACCGGGAGCGGCTAGAGTAATCGTACCGCCATCGGCAGCATTAGCATCACCAGAGGCAATAACATACTGGTTTGAATCACTTGCGAAGGTAACAATGTCGCCAGCGATCAACGAACCAGTACCAACAGCAGTCAGAGTCAGAACAGTTGTGCCTACTGCGTAACCAGTACCATCAACAGTAGATGAGTCGCTAGTACCAACAGTGGGAGAAACAACCGCAGCAGACTCACGCAACGCAAAGCCATGAACGTCCATCAATACGCCTTGACGCAAGATAGAGTCACTGCCAACAGCATCAACGCGGGCTTGTTTGCCCAAGAAGTTTGCTCCAGCAGTTGTTCCTAAGACCAACTGATTGTCGGATAAAGGACAGCCGTTGTCCTTCAGGATTTTCATGGTGTAAGAACCATCGGTGTAATCATTTGCAGTGGCGAAAGGTACAGTGGCAGCCGCGCCATAAGCACGAGAAGCATGAATATACAATGCAGCAAGGTCAGCTTCAACCTCGTTAGTCAATGTACGCATGGCCTGTGCAAACTGGTCAACCATGATATTGGCACGACCGGGGCCATTGTTATTCAAGCCCAGAGACTGCTCACCATTCCAGCGGATAGGAACACGACGAGACTTGGTGATAGACATATCGACATTGCCGATAACTTGATCACCATCATCTGGAGGTGTTACACCGGGAGTGATGTCAGCAGCAGCCGCAGCAGGTGCAACAGGGGAGCGAACAGTTTGGCCTACAGCAGCGCGTTCAAACGTCATGTCAGAGCTAACCGCAGGGACGAAACCAACCAACTCACGCGAAACAGTGTCCAGCGCGTTGTATAGGTCGGGGATAAGATTTGTAATAGTAGCCATTTTGGTATTCCTTATTCTGTGATTTTACCGCCTTCCTTCACATAGGCCATCTGCTCAGTGGGAGATAGGCTTGCGAATTCAGTACGGTTTATTGCTTTCTTCCCGGCCCCGCCGTTGGTTCCAGTTGCTCCGCTTCCGGTTCCCTGAGTGCCTTTAACGAATCGCGCATACAATGCGTTCCCGGCTATCTCACTAGACAAGTCAGCGATGGTCTTATAAGAGCCATCACCTTTAATGCCATTCTTTACCCGGGCAGTCATGCGCCCGTCTTGCTCAACCATTTCGATCATGCTGCGAGTTTTCATCAGCAGATATTCTAGACTTGGTTCATCTACCGCAATAGGCGATAGAGCAGCAAGTAGTTGGTTGTCAATAACCTCTTTTTCAAGGCTACCTTTTAATGTGTCGATGGTGCTTTGAAGCTCACTGGTTCTACTTTCAAATTGCTCACCCCATGAGCTTTTTTCGGTATTGTGTGCTTCAATGATTTTGTCAATTTGACCCTTATCAACAAAGCCCTGCCTTTCTGTTTCCCGAAGGGTGGATTCCATTTCAAGATATTTTTCGGGGTCGATACCTTCCAGCTTTTTCATCTTTTGCTTGAGCGGCTTCAGCTCATCCAATAGTTCATTGTTTTTGGTCAGTAAGCCTTGCGCCGTCTTTTCAGCTAGGGCTGTTGCCTGTTCTTGAATCTGCTGGTTTATAGTATCTTTCAGTTCTGGGTTTTGTTCATAAAGTTCGTTGATGTTCATTCGTATGATCTCCGACCATTGTTGTTGCTCTCAGAGCAGGTAAATCCCTACAGAATGTAGGTCTATTAGTTAAAACGTATTTCCCACGTTTCCGAGCAGGTTCCATGCTCACGGGGAAGCCATGTGACTTGTGCGCCTTCATATGTTCTTAATAGGAATTCGTGCCATTCGTCATATGAGCGAATGTTGATGTGCAGGTCATGGCCTTTGAATCGGCTGGGATAATTAGCTGCCGTAATGAAGATGCACTTCTTGGCAACTCTGCCCAATTCCATCAATGTGCGCTCAGTATCCTCTGGTAATAAATGCTCTAATACATCGAACATTGTTACCAGATCGACACTGTGGTCGGGGCATGGAATAGCCCAAGCATAACCCTTAATAATCTCATTGCCGGTTAAATAATCAACAACCTCCAGCCCTTTCGACTCATAACCAATGGACTTGGCATAGGCAACCATCTCGCCGCGCCCACAACCTACATCAAGGTGGCTCTGGCAATCCGCACGAGCCTCCAATAGATTGGCTTCGGCATAGGCTTTGCGAGCGTCACCCATCTTGTAGCAGTCCTCTTGATAGGCGACTTGGTATTTTTCAACCTCTGCTTCTTGTGCGCTCAATGTTTAATTGCTCTTGGAGATTGACTTGCGGCCAAAAATAACTGCACACAATTATAAGTCTCTAGATATAATTCAGCTAATTCAACGGGGGTGTATATCTCCGCCAACATCTCAGCGGTCATATCTTCAACGCTTGGTTTATCGTCATCACGGGGAAACAGGTTAGTGAACTTTCTCGGGAGCAATTTATCACCTCGATGTCAGTTGTCAAAAGTTCCTCGGCTAAGATGTCAAAATATCCTCGCAGTGTTTCCCAATTACTGGGGTTTCCCAGCTCTTGTGGGTGACTGCCGAACCAGTGCTTCTTGCCGTTTGTTTCTTGCATATCGTACCAAGCAATATAATCTTTTTTGCGCCAAAATGAGCGGCTAACTGTATAGCCTGATAACCCGAATTTCCGCCAGAATATACCTCGTATTTTTTCCTGCCCAACCCAGCTTGACCAATGACGGAAACGGTTTTGAGTTGGTGCTTTGTTATCGCCGCGCAATCTTCACCTGTCGTATGCTCCCACGCCCACTTCTCACCAGCGAACTCCATGCCCTTAATATCAAGATGATGTAAGTCCCACCATTTGCGATCACAGGCATATAACACATTCGCCCACGGAGCCATCAAATAGTTGTCATTGATAGCGATAGTTTTAAAGCCGCGAGTCAGGTTGACATCGGCCTTTGTCAGTGACGGCCCGGAGGCAATGCAAATCCATGTGTCGCTGTTCATCTCACGCTCGTATTGCGGCCCTCTACAAAGCATCTAGCGCACACCAGTACGTTATATCCCTGCTTGATGGCATTGCCTTGAAAGTACGGCTTATATAGCTGGAAAGCGTCACAAGTGCCGTCTATACGACAAACCCATAACTCAATATCATCTTTATCTTGTTTCTGGTGCGGTTTCTTCTTTTCTCCGCCCTTTAATACGATGAATCTTTCCATTATAGACCGGCGGCATCCCAAGCTGTCGACTCTTTGACGCGCAAAGCATCTAATGTCAATTCATTCCCGCGAACATCGACAAACTTGGATAAAGGTAGTTTTCCGTCCATATATAACTTGGCCTTATTCACCCCTAGCGTTTCATCAATAAATGATCTGTCCTGCGTCCTCAACCAGTCGTTGTAGGATAAATCTGCTGGAACTTGACCATTCATGCTGGCTCTTGTGCCTGTCGGTGCTTCCTGTAAATCAATGCCCAGCTCTTTCCACGATTTAGTCACGAACGTTATTGTCGATCTACAGCGGAAATGAGCCGGAGGTCTTGGCCCTGAGTTTAGTGGATATAGCTTGTTATCCCTAGCCCGACAGATTGGTGATGTTCTACCGTCTAAAGTAGAGACCCATTGCACCTTCTTGATGAACTCACTATTGAGCTTGCCCACCTCGGCCCTTGCCGCATTATGAATATGACTAACTGCTGTTCTCACCACAGCCTGAACATCTCTTTGAGACTTGCCAAAGACACCATCGGCATAGTTAAGGGCTTTCGTGCCTCTAATGCGACGCATGATCTGTTCGGTGGTTTCGCCTTCAATCACACCCATCGTGATTTGATCTTTCATTAGGGCAAGTTCACGAGACTCTAAGCTCTTGACCCAATCTCTCAGCAATCGACCCTGAAACGGCTTTGATACTGTTGCAGCCCTTAATAACTCAGATGATGGAACAATCACGTTCCACTGAATAGGCATAGTCTTTTCGAGCAAAGTTGTTTGGAATCCAGCCTCGTATTTCGACAGGTCAATGGCCTCGTTATACAAGGCTTGTCCCGCTGACTTATAGGCTTCTTTCCGAATTGCTCTAATGCTCTCCAGTAAAGTGGTGAGTCTCTTTGATTGGAACGATGTGATGCCGCCAACCTTGCGAATCTTAGCCATGACATCGTCTTCGGTTTTCATCAACAAAGCTAAAATGCGTTTATTGACTCCGCCGGTGTATCGCTGAAGATAAACAGAGTGACGAATTTCCGCATCTAGGATTTCATCATTCAGCGGCACTATCTATGTCCTCAAAACCTTCTGGGTTTATATTCTCAATCCCTTCTGGAATATCGGCCATCGCATCAGCCGCTATTTCCTCGGCACTTATATCGGTAGGGAAGACACCACGGCGTTGCAGGATTTGAATATAAAGCTCGTGGGAGATTAGCCCGCCCATTTTAGATTCAAGCAAGTCTTTTGCCGACATGAAGTCAGGATTGATTAAGGTAAACTCTGTGAAGATTGATACTTCAGGCTCAATCTTTAAGCCAATCCATTCACCATGAAACACCAACGCCTGTTCTAGTGATGATTTTAGGTTTCCGACCACGGTGTGGAGTTTGGAGTTTCCTTTGAAGTCGGTTGATCGCTGCTCGGTGGCTGTTCTAGTCTCATCAGGCTGAAGTAAGATGGCCCCCAGTGCTTCCATTTGTGATTCGAGGGTTTCGAGGTCTTTTTCCCCTGAAGAAATCGCCTTGCCGGAGTGTTCAACATATTTTAAATCACCATCCCCAGAGTCGGCTGTTATCATTGAATCAGTGGTGAACTTTAATGCGTTACCGTCAGTATCGTGAGTTTGTAGCATCTTCCCAAATAAGAGCGGCACACGGGCAACGTGTAGAATGTTTCTCTGTTCACTGGATGACTGCCAATGCTCAAGATTCTTTTCCATTAACGGCTTCAATACATTCTTCGACATGAATGGGCCTGACTGCTTGGAGTAGACCGGCACTAGCGTTACCTTGCCAATACTGCGCAGCCCTTCATCCCATAGCTTCCATTCTTGGTTTTCTGCCTTGCGCCATACCTCAAACGAATTAGGATAAATAACCCTGACTTGCTCTTTGGTGGTGCGGGTGAATCCTTCAGCGCGCTCTTGGTATGTTTCCAGCACTCTCAGGCTGTGAACAACCAACGAACCATTCTCATAGTCAAAATCTATTCCCAGCATATTCTCTGGTTTAATGTGAACCCAATAAGGTGATAAACCTAAATCCTGCTCTTGTTGTCGTGATCTATCTCCCTCTAGTGGAGATTGCGGGAAGTCAACGAGGATATAGGTCATACCCTTCGCCAGAGTGTGCTGGAGGACATCGCAAGCAAAAGCGGTAATGTCACGCCCTTGTCTATCAATGTTATCCAATGAGGCCATAATGCCTTCAGGAACGCCCTGAACACTTATCTCCTTCGCAAAAGGTTTCCCGGCCATAGTATCAACAGTATTTTCAAACACCCCGTAAAGGAAAGAACGAATCAGCCTCCGGGCATACTTGGAATCTGTTTCGGCTTCATTTTGGGGAAGGAACATATTTTTCGCCTCCCTCATTGCGTTGCTACCACCGAGCAAAGCATTGGCAAGGCTTACATCATCTTGCATCTGCAAATAGCGTTCATCTGGGGTGCGAACTGTATCAGTCATAATCTAAGCTCTGTCACTTTGGCTGTTCTGCGAACGATTGGGAATCGTTGATGGATAAAATATCCAGCAGCATCAGGCGCGTGATCTAGATCACCTGACTTATCCGGTTCCCCGTTCTTATCGTATGCCTGTTGTTCAAGGCATAGCGTGTAGTCTGGGCATTTCTCGATATTCACAAAATATCGTCTGTCACCTGTAGCATTCAAAAACATTGCATTCATTGCCATTAGCCGGTTCTTCACTCTGGGGTTAGCAGGGTCAACAACCACTCTGAATTTGGCATCCCTCAGTAATTGAAGGTCACTGGTCGAGGCATCCACTGTTTTTCTGGAGTTACCAGAAGCATCAGGATATACCATAATATTGTGATCGTCATAGTAAGCCCTTATCACCTCGATCATGGCAGGGGTATCTTTCACCCCATTGATCTCATCTAGTGCGTAGGCCTTGCCATCCCGAATAACATGAACAATCGCAGTCATATTATTGACGTTGAAATCCATCCCGATATGCAGTGGTTCCCGAGGTCTGATTCGCTCGGTGGTTCCGTTCAATTCTCGATCAAAGCAACCGTAGACTGACCCTGCAATAAGGTTGACAAACCTGCCTTCAATATAAGCATCAAGCAAGTGAGGCGGATATATATCCCGCAAGCTCTCAACATAATTAGCATCCAGATATGGGTTGCTATAGGTTGGCGCTCTGATAATCTTGTAACCGGATTTCGGGCTTTTCTCCCAAGTGTTATAGACAAACTTAAAGCCTTCCGGTGTTGTCGCTACCGCAATGGTATTCCTAGAACCATCAAACTTCTTTTGCCGGTTACGGGCGACGATCTGCCGCCATACATAAGCAGCATCTTTTTCCTTCAGGGTGTCTAGCTCATCAACATCACTATCCGCCACCTCATAACCAATAATCCTTTGAGGCGTGTCCATTGATCTGAATATGATTTTGCCGCAGCCCTCAACCTGTAATTCATTGGTGGGGCTTTTGGTTAGTTTGTAGGGTATTTGCATCTGCTCTAGCTTTTCTTCAAAGCGAGGCCATGCAATTTGTCTTATAAGGTCATAGGTTGGCTCGTAAAAGCCGAAACTGTTTTTCGGATAGGCTATCATCCCCAATATGCGGCGAATGATTAATGCATCTGTCTTGCCTGACCCAAAGCCACCCACAAAGGCGGGGAATTGGTCATCGCCAAAGATGAAGTCATCTTGTGGGATGGTGGGGTTTATTTCCATTTAGCTGCGGTCTGGGCGATTGATCGTCAGGTTTATATTGGCTGGATGTGATTCTGTATGCTCACCCCAATTCTCTCTGTCTCTATTTTTCAAGTAGAAGATCATCGAGGTGTTATCGCCCGCCTTAGCTTTAATGAATAGCGCGTTCGTAATAGCTGAAATTCCTTTAGCCTTTCCATTGGCAAGGGCTTCAACTAGCTCCGGGTATTCGCGCTTCTTGTTATATATGGTAGCCTCACCAATGCCTAGCGACCTAGCTATCTGCTCAATGGTTAAACCCTGCTCGGCAAGAACCTCAACCTCAGCGCATATCTCTGGAGTGGGAATCCATGCTGGACGACCTACCTCGCTCATAATTTACCTTGCTGTACTATTTTTAGTACGGAGTGAGCCTCTCTGTTAAGCGGAGGCGTTGCACTCGTTTTGGTTAGCTGTCCGATGACGATATAAGTGCCGGGAGCCAATGCCGCAGTTTCCTCGGTAGTAAGTGAAGCCGCAAAGCCGGTACTACCAGCAACGAAAGTCGTCACGGGGCGATCTATTGCAGGGGTTGCATCGAGGTCACGAGTCACAGTGATATTACAAGTCCATCCTGCTGACACGTCTTCGCTAGGGCTAGGGCTGTAGTTGAAGTAAGCCGTCTCGCCTTGCTTTCTAGTCTGTGTTGACATCTATCTCTGTTCCCGTTTGATCGGTTCCAATCTCTGTCGCCGTAGTGGTAACAGTGATGCCCGCTGCCTGTGATGTAATGCCAATCTCTGACCCTGCATCTAATAGCTCAATAGCGGTTTCGCTGAAGTCTACCAGAATAGTGTCAGGGGCCACCACTTGAATGATATTACCACCACCCCCTTGACTGTTTAGATGTACCCAAGCATCAGCACCAGAAGATGCTGTGCTTGTGGATAACATGGTGTTCCAAGCGTCCATAGTTATGGCCTCGTATATGTCCAGACAGCCTCTGCTACTAAGTCATTACTACTCTGTAAAGGAAGCATAGCGTACCCGCTAGTTGAATCAGGTATTACAGCCCAATTATGAGCTACAGTTGCTATCTTAGTTGTCCCATCATAGGCAATAACATTGCCCACTTGATCGTCACCTGTTCCTGATCTAATAAATACAAGCTGACCAATGTAAACGTCATTTGACGAACTAGCTAAAGAGTTTAGTGTAATTGTATTAGCAGTGCCAGCTTGTGCCAAACCTTCATTTACATGCTCTCTGCCAACCCATCCAAAAATAACATATTCAGATGTATTATCAGGGTTTACCTTCCAGTTTCTATCTACTGTAGCTAACTTAATAGAACCTTCATATTGTATGATTCCCCTAGATTGACCATAGCCAGTGCCACCAACAATAGATATAGAGGCGGGATCGTATGCATTATCAATTGTACTTGCGTCACCGTTTAATTGTATCTGGTTACTGCCTGTCCCTGAACCAATCGCTGTCCCTGTTGTGATTACTTGTGATGAGGATTCTCGTAATCTTCTTCCTGCTGATGTTGGGACGTTGTGGGTAGCACCTGTTAAGCGTTCATCCCATACAGCCTCTGCTATCCCACCACTATCAAGAAGCTCATTGATAATTGTTGCACCATTGAAGTTGCCAGATATTATTCTATCGCCACTCTCATCTACTAGCTTGCCAATACCACGAACAACAATAGTCCCATTGGTGACCGTAGTATTAGACAGAATTACTTGGCCGCTGTTCAGGTCGATGCTGATCGCCTCGGCCCCTGTCTTGTTGATTATCTTTATCCCGCCGTTGTAGTTCCGTATGGCTAGTGGTTGCCCTGACCCCCCGCAATCTATGATGTGT